GCTCAGCGGCTCGCCAAGAAGCTCGGCATCGAAGGCTTCCAGCCGCACCGACTGAGGCACCGCCGCAACACGGATCTTGTGAGACTCGCCGGCATTGATCAGGCTCAGGCTGTGCTCGGTCATCTGACCCGTGAGATGACGGACAATTATGATACCGATGGCCGGCTGCAAATGGCTCTGGAGACGCAAAAACTCTACGGATAGGAAACCGGCTTTTTCGCCCTGTAAGGCTTTGTACAGGTTTTTTATTGCATCCGTTTCTGTATGTATTAAAATCTGTTCACCCTGCCGGCCTTGTAGCACTTTTAATACTACAGGCCAGAGATTCCCACCGACACAATTAAGCTGAACGAGCCAGCTCTGCTAGAGGACGCATAACTGGCTTTTAGCGGCTTAAATCGAAAGACGACGACAAGAGCATGACCATGTTTTTACATATCATTAAGCTCATCCGCACGGATGGCACCGAGACTTTCGTACGACTATCACTAGAAGAAGCATTCAAGCTGCTCGAATATGAGAAATCAGGCAGTCGCTTTGTTTCGTCAGATTATAAGATGCTGCCGATGCCCAAGTTCATTGAACGCGAGATAGTGCAGACCATAACAGACTGCCTAGAGCACCGACCAGTGCACCTATGGCAAACCGAGCAGACCACGCAGCCGAGCGACCCAGCAGACCTGATTGCTGCTCTAAGTGATATAGCCGCGCCTCCAAACTAGGCCGACCATTTCCGCTGAACAATTTAGTCATCGGTCTGAGCTCGGCCTGAATGCTTTCCAGCCTCGAGTCCATCTGCTGCATCTTGTCACGCAGCCCACCAATTGCTTTGCTGATCTCGTCGCTCATTTTCCAAACTTAAAAAAGAGGCGGCTGCGAAGAAGGATTCACACAGCCGCCCCGGGTGACGCAAAAAGACCCACTTGCGCTGATCATTATTTTAATCGAGTCACGTTGCAATCAGCGGTCACTCACGCGCATCGTGGCCTCATAAGTTTTTTTGAGATACCCCAGAGCATTAATAGCGTTGTCCAGATGAATCGACAAAGCCACGGCCTGCCGGCCATAGCGATCCTGCAAGAGCTCCGCTGCCTTCTGACGGATCTGCCCCGGGGTCAGTTCCTCAGTCACCTGCATGACATCCAGCACAGCATCCTCAGCCATCCGCCTCAGGTGCATGTCAATCCGTCGAGGCTTCACCATCGCTTGAGCCTCCGAGTTTGACAGCTGAATCTGTAATAAATCTGAGGCCGATATTTCCGACCGTGACTGCTACGCCGGCAATCGTGGCTGCTGCCGGGTTGCTCTCAAAGAAATTGTTGTCAACTAGAAACGTCACAACGGTCACGAGCAGCGTGAGCACGTTAAACTTCATCGTTTTGGATTGCCAGAAGCCTTTGGTCAATACTTCTTCTTTGGTTGCCATTGCGATCATTTCCCGATATTGAAAGTTTTCAGAATGCTGCCGAGCTTTCCCAGCCCGCCGCTAGAAAGTGCGAAGTATGCCACAAGCCCGATTGCTATGAGGATCACAAGCCACTTGAGCCGCTTGGCTTTCGCCTCGATCAGAAGCCGCTTTGATTCATTCTTGTCAGCCTTCAGCTCCACCTTCGTCTCTTTGCGGTCAAGGCGTGCCTCTGGCTTAGTCTCCACAGCAGGCTGCTGACTGTTTCGGCGGTTGTTTTTCTTGAATCCCATGTTTCAATTGTTACTCAAACACGTTGCAAAACGGCCTTTTTTGAACTGCGAGAACCCTACCTCACAGATGCAAATGTGCTGTTTGGTAACTTGTACAGACGCTATAAAACACGCTTTTCGATGATTCTGACGAATCCGGCGTTGTTACGCTCGGCAAACTCGCTCGCCACAGATTGAGCCAGAACACTTTGCGCAGAGTAGTCATCACGCAGCTCACGGATTACGCTGGCAATGGCATCTGGATCATCTGGCTGAGCCTGCCAACGCTGCGGCAGATAACGCACCGCCGGGCTTCCACAGACTGGCTTGCCTAGCAGCATATGCTCCAGAGCGACATAGTTCATGCTCTCGGTGAAGCTGACCTGCAAGCCGATATCAACTTGCCCAGCGATCCAGTCAATATATTGCTGCCACGTTTGCCACGGTGACTGCGTGAGGCTCAGACCCAGTGAACGAATAAAGCCGCCCAGCTGCGGCTCAATGTCATGGCTGGTCGAGAGCAGCACCGTGGCCTTCTCAATCGCTGCCGCTGCAATCAACTGGCTCGGCAGGTTCTTGAGTGGATCCGGGCGGCAGACCAGCGATAGCGCGAGCGGATCGCCAAGCTCACGAGTGGCCGAGCTCTTTGGAATTCGTATGCAGTTCGGCAGGTGAAATGCTCGTGGCACATTGAGCCGCTCAAAGTATTTGCGATCATCGACGTGAGCATAGAAGCAGCGTGAATTGTCGCGCGCAAGTGCCAGAAACTCCACGTGCTGCGGCAGCCAGTTCTTCACGCGGATCATATCAGCGAAACTGCTGTGGTTGATTGTCAGCCATTTAGTTCTTCGATGCTGGCCAGTCAGCTCGCTGATGCGTTTGGATGATAGCACCATCGCCTGATTGATAACCAGCTGCGGTCTGATCGACGCAACGAGCTCACTGATCTGCTTTGACCCGCTGGCGTTCACGCCATGCACAACCGTTGTGAGCTTGAGCTGCTTGAGCTTCTCACCGAGCAGCGTGCCGCGAGTGTCTGTGAATGAGCTGCTGGCACCCGTTGGCACAAGAATCAGCACATCAGCTCGCTGGCTTTTGTTTGGAAAGACACGATTGAGCGTGCTCTGCCGCTGCTTGCAGCCGCCGCACGGCTTGATGCCAATGAGTTTGGTGGCCTTGGCGATCTTGTCACCGAGCCCACGGCTGACCGTCTTGCCATCCTTATCCGTGACCGTTCCACAGTGGCACCGCACCGGGTGCACAGGCTCTGAGAGATGCAGCTGGCAATTCGGGCACGTCCAGCTCATACTGTGCTCACCTTGCCCATCAAACTCCATTCGCACTTTCGGTCACCGTTAATTGAACCAAGCCCGAAACGCTGATCCTTAAACGCACAGTCATTGCGATCCGCAGCAAAGCTCGCAGTCATACCTCTTGCAGTGATCGCCGCCCCACAGCCGCCGGTTCCGAGCGTGTTTGTAAGATGTGCTTTGATCGTGACGCTCATATGGCTGTGCCATAGCCACGGATCCGGCTGCACTTGTGCCGTAATGGTGAGCGTCTCACCGTTGACGCTGAACACGCCCTGCCAGTAGCATTTCACCTTCTCCCACGGATCCCCTGAAAACGCTTTCTTACTTTGCAGGATGAACGTGCCTAGGAAATTATCACACTTGCTGCAACGGTGTCCCGATCTCGCAAAATTCAAAAGCTCAACCTGCAAGAGCTCTGAATTACAATTGCTGCACTCGTGATTCTGGCATTGGTGGCAGAGAAACTGATCCTTAATGTAGTCGCCATAGAGCGTCTTGTATCCGATCACATCCCGGAGCACGCAGCGAGCCGCCAGCGTTTTCATGACGCCAACCTTTTTGCCACCGTGGAAAGTCGTGCTTGCAATCAGCTCATTGACTTCTGTGCTGATCCTGAGCTCGGTGGTGCTGGCATGGCAAAGCTCCACGCTGATTTCATCCGGCAGCCCCACGCCGCTCATCGAATTGCTATCAATCACACTGGAGCTGCCGCCCTCCACTTTGACGAGTGATAGCATGATTGTGCCGGTGCCGCTCGTGGCATACTCAACAAGGCCGTAGTGATAGTTATCCTCGTCAAAGTAGTCCGTGATCAGGCAGACCTCAGAATTCTGTGGTGCATCGCTGGTGTCTCTGATCTTCAGCGTGGCCTTGATGTTGTGATACTGGCAGTCAGCTGATTCGCTATATGCAATATATTTATCAAGCGTGCTGTCTAGGCTCACGCCGATGAAGTTGCCCAGCGCATCGCTTTCGCCGCTGACGGTTCCGCTGTCGACATCTTCAAAGATATGATTAAACGTTGTCAGATCGTAATGCTGACGCCTTAGCCAGTTCACCTCCCAGTCATTCGTCTCACAGCCCACGCCGCACTCAGGGCAGCGGCTCCGCTCATCGTTGTGATAAGCCCAGCCGATGGCATAGACATCGAGCGTGCGACTGTCTGCGATCACAGGCGTGCCAAAGCCCGCCCGGGTGCCGCTGGTCGTCACCTGCTCGCTGAAGCTGTAGACCGTATTGCGGCCAGCCGTCCAGAGGAAGTCATACCCTTCAGGATAAATGCTGCATCTGACCTCACCGTTTCCCTCATAGCCCTCGTCCGTGTAACAGCCCTCAAAGGTGACCTTGCCGGAATAGTGCAGCCAGTTATGCGTGCTGCCAATTTGCGACTCAACGCCGCTCGCCGCTTGGTAGAATTTGACCGTGTTTAATCCCTTGTAACCTGAACCGGCTGCCTCGTATTCAATCTCTATGCGTAGGTAGTTATTCGCGTCAGCGTAACCCACAAAGATCTCATACCGATCACCGGCCTGTGCCGCAGTGACTGAGAAGAAAAACCGATCAGGATCATTGTCAGTCGCATCTGTGATCGCTGACATACCGCTGACCGGGTGCAGGTAGCTCACACTCTGAGCATAAGTGCCGGTAACCGTGAAATCGTCAGCCAAATCCCAGTCATCAGCGTCAGTGCCTCCGGCTCGCTGGATCAGATAGCAGCCGTTGCAGCAGTTGCAGCCCGGGCTGTGTTTTTTGAGTCCCACGCCTGACCTCTATCCACAGTCTTCCACGTCAACCATATAAACGCCTGCCACGAGCTTCAGCTGCACAAACGTGTCAGCAGCCACCGCACTTGTAGCCATGTTATAGCAGTCGATATCTGTGCCGCTGTCCAGCAGCAGGCCAGTCTGGTCGACCCAGTAAAGCCGGGCGGTGCCTGTGCCTAGTGTGTCGGTTGCAGCTGCTGCATCATGCGTGCGGCCACCCACGCCAGCACTGTCAGTCTTTGCAACAAACGCATAGTTGTTTTCTGTCCACTGCCGCCGGTGAATCGTCTGGTGCTGCGGATGTGCACGATAACGCTGCTCGTTATATTGGCGGCGTATGTTCTCGACCGATTCGGTGTTGAGGGTGTGCTCAGCCATTAGATCCTCGTGCTGCTGAGTCTGACTGGCCCATATAGATTGATTGTGCTGAGAGTGACAACGTCATCATCAAATTCGAGCGAGCCGCCGGCATAGTAGTTGAGCGTGCTGATAGTTCGGGCAATACCGCCACGCATCGCCAGCAGTCCACCTTTGAGCGTGGCTGTGGTGATGTCGCCGCTGCCAGTGTTTTCAACCGTCCCACCTTCAAGCGTCAGCGTAGTCACGTCAGCATCTTCTGCAAGCACTACCGTGCCGCCATAGACATTCAAATTCGTGACATTGGTATTCAGATGAACGATGCCGCCGTAGAGATCCACCGTGGTCAGTGTGCAGCCGTTGCCCACGTAGGTCTGGCCGTCATGCACTCGCAGCGTCTGCACCGTTGTCGTGTCACCGTGCTCACTGGCAAGCCCGACATCACCACCACGGACTGACACAGTTTGCAGTGCCGTGCCTGTGAGATAGAGGCCACGCTTGCCAACGCCGGCATTTTGACTCGTGCTGTGAATAATCGCATCAATCGAGCTGCTTTGCAGGTTCACATAACTGCGACCGCTGCCGCTGAATTCAAAACGGCTGCACTGAATATCGAGAGGCGTGCCGAGTGTGGCAATGGCTCCCGAATAGCCATTTTCCACGACAAAATCACCGAGCGAAATGGCCGACAGGCTGCTAAGGTTGTCAGACAGTGAGCCGTTGTAGTTTGCGACCAGCCTGAGATGATCGCCGCCACTCGGCAGTGATCCGGTCGAGTAGTTTGCTCCGGTGTTCACATCGGTTGGATTCGTAGTATCATCGCCCTGCCAGGTTACGTCTGCCATTTTATTGCTCCGTTAAATATCATCGGCATTCCAGCCGGTATAGTGGTTGAAGAAGGTTGAGATGTCGGTGCCCCAGTCAATCTCCGGATAGATCGCCCATTTCAGATAAACGGCATCAGGCCCGCTGTTCGGTGTCAGTGCAGAGCCGCCACCATCGAGTTTGACCGGATCCTTGGGCTGCATACCTGTAGCAGATAAAATCGGGACTTGACCGGCTGGCGGTGGCACGTTGTTCTGTGCTAAATCCGAATAACTGACATCATCTGGAATATGCTTTCCGCCGCTTTGGTCATAACCATAATCGAGCAAATCACGCCGCCAGCCGAAAAGCTCGTCCACGTGAAACTCATAGGACATCTTCCAGTATTTGAAAGTGCTCAGCCCGACCGTTTCGTATGTAAATTGGCCGGTGATGCTGAACATATAACAGCTAAATGGCCAGAACGTTTTGGTAAGATTTCTCCAAGTATGGTCAAGCGTCCAGCTGTCTTTATTGACCGTTTGCAACCAGTCCATATGATGCCACGGATAATACTGCACGTTACGCTTGATGGTCACCGACAGCAGCGACCGCTCACGAGTCAGCGGTGGATCATATGGAGCACCGGCACTGTTGATGATGGCGGTGGCGTTCTTGATACCGCCGCGCACAGTCAAATCAGAAGACGGCTCTGCGTGTGTTCTCGCTGCTGGTGGATTCGGATGACCCCAGCCTTTCCAAAGTGGGGTACTGTTTGTCCCATTCGAATAGACATCATACTGGCCGATATAGGCTCCAAACGCTGCCACTTCTTCCTGTTTAATCTCGCGCAACTCAATTCCGGGCGGCTCAAATAACGGATTATTATGGGTGGAGCTGTCATGCTCACCTTGGCCTTGTTGGTTCTTTGCCTTAGGCATTCCCCATTTCACAACGCACTTCAGGTGCTTATCATCAATCCGGCTGAATGATTTTTCGGTGACGGTGTGCGGCACGTTTCCATCATTCCCGAGGTTATAGGCGTCACCAATTTGCGGCAGATCCTGATGCCCGGTGATGGTCTCGGGTCCATCTTTTGCATCATCAACCTCGATGACATACGAGCAGGAAAACTCGCATTCGCCTAAATCTCTTTTTATGGTGCCCGTCCACTCATTTTGGAGCGTGTGAACTTTTACAACTGCCATATTTTTCACCCTTAAGGAATTGAAGCCGAGGACGGCTGGAAGCTCGTGAAATGGGCGGTGTTGTTCGCCACCTGCGTCATGATTTGATTTGACTGCTGCTGCGTGGCAAGCTGCTGCTGGGCAATCTGGTGCTGCTTTCGCCAGTTGTTGTCTGACTTCTTGGTTGCACTGAATGCGGCCACGCTGCCGCGCGTCATTGCCGCCACGTTCTTCTTCTCCACTGCGTTCTTCTTGGCGTCAGCCATGTTTGCCTGATGCAGCGTGTTAGTGGCCTTCTGTACTGCCCGGTTGTATGTTTCCCACGACATGTTGCCGGTGTCGAGCAGCTCATTGAGCTCGCCAATTGTGTCCGTAAACTTCTCCGCTGGAGTGCGCATCTGCTTCTCGATGTCTGCCCCTTTTTGTGCGAGCTTCTCCATGATCTTCTGCCGAGCCTTTTGAGCTTCTGCAAGTTCTTTCTCTTTTGCAATCGCATTGTCAGCTGTTTGATTCACAGCCGCCTGTGCTTGCTCTTGATGCTTCAGCCCCTGCTCAGTCTTCTCAAGGTTCCCATTCCACTCGTCATACTGCGAGTTAAGAGCCACAACGCTCGCAGTCGCAATGGCTGCCCCGGTTGCAAGCACCGCCCAGCCAGCAGGGCCACTCATGGCCTTCTGAACGATCTGTGCACTAGTGAGCATTTTGAAGACTGCCGTGAGGTTCTTCACGATGTTGATGACTTTGCGGATGACGATGATTGAGCCCGTAATGGCTGCGACCCAGAGCCCGATGGTTGCAATGATCTTGACCGTCTTTGTGTCCCAGCTTTTGATCCAGTCTATGGCACTCGACATCGTGTCAATCAGCACATCAATGACAGGCTTGAGCTTCTCACCTATCGCCATCATCAGATCCATAAACTTATCTTTTAGCGTGCTGAGCTTTCCGGCGGTCGTCTCACTTTGTGCCTGCGTTTGATTGTGGTACATGCCACCGATCTCGGTACTTTGCTGCAACGCATTATTGATCAGATCAAACGTCAGCAGCCCTTGGCTGCTCATCTTTTGCAGTTCTTCAGTTGTCTTGCCGGTGTGCTCTCCGAGCAGTTTCCAGATCGGCACGCCTGCAATAATCAATTGCTTCAGGTCGACCATATCAGCTTTGCCCTTGGCACTGATTTCACCCATCTGCCGGGCAAGCCGCCCAAGCTCAACGCCAGACCCTGCGGCCACGTTGCCGAGCATTTGAAGCATGGGCATTACTTGGGCTGTGTTCATACCAAAGCCGAGCAGTGCACGGCTGGCGTTCGCGATGTCGAGGAATTGAAACGGGGTGGCTGCTGCCCATTCGCGGAGTGATTGCAGATGGTCTCTGGCGTTCTGCACACCACCGACCAAGCCGGAGAATTGCACCTGCAACTGCTCGAGCTGCATGGCTCCACCGATTGCAGTCTTCGCCAAAAAGATCCCAGAGACGCCTGCTGCAACTTTGGCGAGCGGACCCATGAGGCCACCGAGCTGAGACCGCAAACTGGTAAACGACTGATTCAGCCCAGTCATTTTCGTATTCTCGAGCGTCTTCAGTTTGGCCTTCATCTGACGCATGGAGTTCTGTGCCTTTTGAAATCCTTTTTCTAAGGCTCCGACACGCGCAGAAACCGCCACGCTTAGATGTGCAATAGTGCTCACGAATTTGCTCCAAATCTGGCTGCAACATAACTGAGCCCGCCATCATCTGGCTCGGGCTCCGCTTCTGCTTTTTGCGGCATAAATTCCTCTGGCATCATCGGCTGCTTGCTTGCTCCGTTGGCGTTCACCACCGTTGCACACAAGACAGCGTTGCGATACCACGCATCTCCGAACGGCTCGAGCTGGTGATAAGCCAGCCAGCCATCCATTTCCTCCGGGGTCATCTCACTCACCATCTGATCAACATCCACCCGCCCCATCGCCAACGCTAGTCTGTACCAGAATCGTCGACGTGGACGGCTTCGGAGTTTCCCACTAATTCCTCAATGTCGCCTTCCTTCATGCCCACATGCTTCTCACACTCAGCGGCAATGCGACTGATCACCAGTGCATCCACCTCGGCAAGATCCTGCACGTCAGCACTTGCAAACAGGCGTTGCCCCTTTTCATCGACCACGCACAAAGCACAAAGCCGCCGGGTGGCATCAATCAAACGGTTGCGGCTGATACCGCGCCCCGTCTTGCTCAGGATCTGCGTTTCATATTCAGACTTTTCCTTTTCGGTCAGGCTCTGAATCCGCACACGCAGATCAAGCTCAGGAATCTCAACATATGAGTACCTGCGCTTTTTGAATTTGATAATGTCATTCTTCCCAGCTGTCTTCATCTCCCCACTCCTCATTCTCATCGTCGATAATAGGCACGAAACTGCCTGTAACTTTGACCAGCCCCGGAGCCATTACGGGCTCAAGTGAACGCCCGAGCTGCTTAATGACTAGAGCCTGCACTGCTTCAACAATCTCAGGCTCAAATGGCCGGACAAAGTAGCAGTGCTGACTCTTGGCGGTATCATAAAAATGCCCAATTTGCTCATCGCCGGAATGGATCACCCACAGCCCTTGGTGAGCCTGTAGGCCGTCCGTCTTTCTGGCAGGATGTCGCAAAATCGAGAGGCTCATTTTTTACGCCTCAGCACTAAATACTGGATCAGTGTCACCATCAAACTTGAAGTTGATGGTGGCAGCCAAGGCTTCGCCATTGGTCGCTTCCGGGTAGCTAATATTTTGTACAAAAGCAGTGCCGGATAAGGTCGCACCAGACGTGCTGCCGCTGTTCGTTTTCGGATAAGCGACCGTGAGCGTGGCAGTATCTCCGAGATCTGGCAAGCTGCCTGTAAAAATAAATTCCACTTCCAGCTCACCGCCCTCTTTCAGAGATCCCGGGATATACTCCCGAAAGCCAGTAGAACCAAGGTGGCTCGTTTCGATGGCTTCCACTTCCATCTCTGCCCCGCCAATTGTTGTGACGTTTCCAGAAAATCCTGTGAAGGTGACCGTGGCACCGTTTCCCGTTGCAACATTAATTGCCATTGCTTAATTCCTTTAAAAAGTGGGGATAGTTTCTTGATGTTGAATTTCAAACTCGAGGATGACCCGATAGTCATGGTCATCACTTGCATCCACAGCCGCACTGAGCAGCTCACGACTGTTTATTAACGTGCAGCCGAGGATCTCCACGCTGCTCTCAGTTCCGCGAAAGCCCTGCAAGCGTTCACGCATCTTCTCGCTGATCGTTTCTGCCTCTATGTGGCTATCGCTGAAAATGTCTATCTGGATCATGGCGTTGACGATTCCGCTGCCACCGTCCAGAGCACCCTCTCTCATCGAGCTGATCATTTGATACTTAGCGCACGGATTCTCAACGCCCTGAGGAATGCGCCGAGGATACAAACGGGTGCCGATGAGATCCGTGACCGCTGTATCATTAAGCAGCCGCAATCTGATTGCCTTGCCAACGTCCGCCATTATGCTTTGAACTCCTTGAAGCCTCGTGGCTTCTCCTCGGTCAAAATGCGTAGGCTTTCGCTGATCAGCATCCTATTGACCTCTGGCCGGAGTATATCAGCGGCAGGTCGCAGAAACGGATCCGCCGCCCGGTCACGGTTGCCATATTCAACCACTGAGTAGTATGGATAGGGCTGCTCTGATTTCGATGCCAGCTTTTCCTCATTGATGACAACGCCCAGTGCCATATCACCGCGCTTCACCTTCACGTCAACCGGCTTTCGGATCACCATGCTTTCAACCATTGCACTCGTGTCTTCAGGTGCAAGCGTTCTTGCCTTGTCGCGTATTTTATATGCGATCTTTCGCAACGCTTTCCGGTAGATCTTCTTCATGTACTTCTTGCCAAACGTCTTGAAAAACGCCTGAGCTTCTTTGTGAT